ATGAATACATTGTTATAGGTGAATATAAAAAGAATTCCGTTCATATCCAGATGAAACATAACTGTGGTCATGAATATCCAGTCACTCCTAAAAATTTCTTAAAAGGTAGACGATGTCCTGAATGTTCTAATAGAGAAAGAAATACATCAAGAGATGTTAAAAAATTAGAACAGATTCTAAAGGACTTTGGTTTTGAATATGAAAGAGAAATTGCATTTGATGAATGTAAGTTTATTAATCAGATACGATTTGATTTCTATATCGAATCATTAAACCTTATAATTGAATATGATGGACAACAACACTTTAAACCTTGGAATGGTTGTGGTGGTGACGATGGAATGGAAGGATTTTTAAATTCTCGTAAAAGAGATGCTTATAAGAATAGTTGGTGTGAAGAACATCTTATATCACTATTAAGAATTGACCATACTAATTCAAAGAATCTTAAAACCATTGTAGAGGAATTTTTAATTAATAACAGTTCAACGACTATCGAAAAGTATAACTTATTTTATATTAATGAAGATTCAACTATCATTAGAGATAATAATAAGTATTATACCGAGTAGAGTACACTGCAAGCTATTGGTAGTGGAAACGGGAAGAATCCTATTTATAGGATTTTGATATAGTCTAATCTATATGGTGACATATAGCAGTTCATAAGAGAACGTAATAGATGTAGCGAATCTATTAGAATATAAATGCGAATCGGAATGCAGGTTACACAGCAGAAACACGTTATACCAGTAGCTAAACAGAACAAGCTTCTATTCGGTTCTGGTGTAGAAAAGACTATTCCTTATATCTTAGGTGACGACTTTGTTGCTAAAGCTAAGAAGGATGGTATGGTTGAGAGTATTGATGAAAAAAATCATATTGCTATTCTTAAGTATAATGATGGTACTAAAGATATTGTAGATATCTCTAGACAGTTAGCTAAGAATGGTAACGGTGGATTGGATACAGTTCACGTTAAACCTCTTTAACTGCTGGGAAGTCCTAACGAATAAGACGAGGATAATCAGCATCAAAGCTTTCTTATAACCAATAAAAAAAAAAGAGACCCGATTAAAGGTCTCCATTGTAATCATGAAAAGATATGGAATAAAACAATAATTCTATCCATATACATTTTCTTAGTATTTTCTTGAGTCATCCATGATGCTCTTTCTTCAATGGACTCATTATAGAGATTGACTGCTAAATCAGGATCAGAAGTGGTTTCACATATAATTTTACCGCCTGAAATTGGTACTGGAATTTTATGTATCTTATCACCTTTAATATCAAGTATATGAAGGTCTTGGTCTTCATATGGATTCAGGTTAATTATTAAACCGCATTCTAGGAATGCATAACCTAATAATGGTTCTGTACTACCGTCGTAATTATTAATGATTCTTTTACTTTCATCTTTAACTAATTCGATAATAGCATTTCTTTTCTCTAAAAAGTAGTCCTTTGTCATAATAAAACACTCCTTATAAATTATATATACTATTGTACTACATAATTATAATATATACTTAGTGAGTCCATAAAAACGGTTATAAGAAAGAATGTCCAACGACTATCGAAATCACTTTACTAGATCATTGTGAAATGTTAGGTAAAGGAAGAGAGTAGAGTACAGCCTAAGCGATTGAGGTCTGGAAACGGGAGGCACTATTATATAGTGAAGATATAGTCTAGTATCCTAATGAAAGTTAGGGAAGTTCATAAGAGAACTGTATAGATGTAGCGAATCTATATGAATGAAACGTCTACTTAACAAATAAGAAAGATATGATCCTTAAAGAAGGAGATAAGTTCAAAGCTAATGATGTAGTTGCTAAGAACTCTGGATACTTCTTAGGTGAAGATAAAAATGACATCTCTTATTCTTATGGTAAGTTATGTAAAGTAGCTATTACATCTGCGGATTATACGTTTGAGGATAGTAGTATTGTTACTCAAAGTTTATCTGAATCAATGGCTTCTAAAATTACCATGAAGAAGGAAATTGTTCTTGGACCGAATACAAACGTTGAGTATATGGTTAAAGAAGGACAAAGTGTTAAGACTGGTGATCCATTAGTTATCTTTGAGAACTCATTCGAAGAAGATTCAATCAATGATTTACTATCTAAGATTGGTGATGAATTCCAAGAGTCTATTAAAGAATTAACTAAGAACATTCTTAAGTCTAAATACACTGGTGAGATTGTTTCAATTAACATCTACTACAATAGAGATATTGAAGAATTCTCTCCTTCACTTCAGAAGATTCTTAATGATTATATTAAGAAAGGTAAAGCTAAGAAAAAGAAAATCAACGATATAGTTCAAAATGACTTTATCGATATTGATTTACCTTCAACTGAAAAACAAGCTGAAGGAAAGATTAAAGGACAAGAAGTAGATGGTATCCTTATTGAAATCTATACTGAATATGTTGATAAACTAGGTATTGGTGACAAGATAACATTCTTCACTGCCCTTAAGACAATTGTAGCTGATATCATTCCTGAAGGTGAAGAACCTAAGAGTGAATACAAACCAGATGAACCAATTGAAGCAGTTATATCACCTCTGAGTATCATATCACGTATGACTGAGGATATCTATCTTGCATTATACCTCAATAAAGGACTAATTGAGTTAAAGAATCAGGTACGGGATATTTATGAGTCTTAATATTTCTTAGGAACTAAAAATTCAATTTTTTATCTAGGAAATAAACATATAATCAATAGTATATTCTCTCTAATGTAAGTACAATAGTCATCGAACTGTTGTACTTACATTTTTTATTTCTAAATCTTTTTACATAAATAAGAATAACATCTCATTAGGTGTTATTCTTATAATATATTAAGGTAGGTGATAATATGGGAAGATTTATTGAAGAGAAAAAGGTCATAAACCAATATGTTGAGACTTATCTTGATTCTACTGATAAATATAGTAAGTATTTCGAAGGTACACCTACTTTTACTACTTACTATTCTAAAGATAATACTAAATCGACAGAAGATATTGGTCTAGGTGGTGCTATTGAAATAGTCGGTCTAGAGTCTCCAATAAGATATAATAAAATAGAGAATTTCCCTATTTATGATATTGAAGAGATTCAACCCTCTTTAGAAATAGATGATGAATTAGGTATTAAGACTGAAATGGAATCAACTGCTTTAGTATTACCTAATACAATTAAACCTCTACCAGATGACTTATTAATTATCTCTTACAATTCTATTCCTAAGATATTTAGGGTAACTAATGTAGAAACTGGTAACTTCAGTAATAAGGTATACTATAAAATTACTTTCTTTATAACATCTTATGACCCTAGTATGATTGATAAGAATCAGTTATCAGATGAGTATGATGTTGTATTGGAAAATCTGGGTTCTAATAATAAACTAGTTATCCCTAAGAAAGATGCGCTCCTTTTGGATGATATTGAAAGAGAAATCGAAAAAATGAGTGAGAGATATATAAAATATTTTTATAATAAGAATCTCAATTCCTTTGTAATAAAACAACAAACTGAAGAAGGTAAAATTTTTGGTGAATATGACCCATTGATAAGTAGATTCTTCTATAATACTAAGCTATTTATTGATATAAAGACATTCTTAAAGAATATTTATATTGATGAATTATTAGAAGTAGATGATGATATCTATGAGGAAAGTATTTTTCATGCTATTGAAACTAGGAACATAGAAAATCTAAACGCTATCTCATACTTTAAAGAGAGTCTAAAGCAGTCTATATTTGCTATCTATAGAGACTGTTATTATCAGCGTATATATTTCCCTAGTAAGATGGATGGATTTGGTGAAGGTTTTATTGCTAATGGGGAGAATTTAAAGATTTATTTAGAAGAACATATAAGTGATATAAATCCAATACATGAAGTTATTATCAGATACCTACTAGGTGAAAATAAAGTCGAAGATGTTTTAAGCTTAGTTCAAAAGGTAAAAATTAAACAAGAAAGTATTAGTTATACGCTAATTCCATGTATTATATTTATATTAAAACATTTGAAGAACAATATAATTAAATTAACTTAGAAAGGAATGACTTAAATGTTCGAAATTCTTAAAGAAGATGTTAATCAAAAAACAAACCTTTTAGGAGAGGCTACTGAACCTGACTTAAAAACGGTTGACATCGCTGTAGATGATAGCGATGGCTGTAACCCATACATCGATGCTAATGATACAGAAGGAACACCTTTCCACGGAATTGGTGGAATGTCTGATCCTGAAGGGGATGACCTCGACGAACTTGATGACATCGATGGCGATGGAGAAGATGATGACGATGAAGAAATCCTTGACCTATTAGGTGAAGAAGAGGATGCTCTTGTAGCTGTATTAGAAGGAGCCGCTTTAGAAGGTCTTCCAGAGGACGAAGAAGATGAAGAAGAATATGACGACATCGATTTAGATGAAAATGATGACGTTGAGATTGAAGATTACGAATAAAAGGAGGATTACTAACCAATGACTAATGGAAATGAACGTGTAAGAGTTGTTATCAGAAGTCAAAAGTTTATTCCAACAGTTGGTAAAGGTCCAATTCTTTCTCCAATTCATATTACAAAGCAACAATATGATATTCTAAAAGTATTAGGATTCAATGTTGAAATCGTAGGTGAAAAAGAGTTAGAAAAGAAAGAAGTACCTGAAATGCCAACTAAACCTACTGAAGAACCTGAAGTAAAGGAAGAAGTAGTTGAAGAAACTACTCCTGAAGTTGAACCAGAACCAGTAGTAGAGGAAAAAGTTGAAGAGGAAGTAGTAACAGAACCAGTTGTTGAAGAACAACCTGTTGTTACTGAACCTGTAGAAGAAGTTACTCATGAAGAGGTAGCTGAAGAAGGCGAAGAGGAAATCACTGCTGAAGACGTTGAGAAAATGGAACGTAAAGAATTAAGAGATATCCTTGATGCTAATGAAGTGAAATATGCTAAAAATGCTACAGATGAAAAGCTTAAAGAACTTGTTCTTGCTTTAATCGAAGCATAAAAAAAAAAATAACCATATATCTTAGTTGATATATGGTTATTTATTAATCTAATTTAATTCATCATTATAGATAATTAATGATTGGATATCCTTTAATAATTCATTTAAATCCTCTATACTATCACTTTTACGTATAGCTTTTTCAATAGCATATGTTAAGATTTCATAACATTTATTAGTTCTACATTTTTTCTCATCTTTACAAAGCAGTCTTTTGCCAATAATATCTTGATAAGTAATTGTTATCTCATTTTCTTCAATAATACGTTCTTGAGAGGGTTCTGCTATAGCATAAATTATATCAATTCTCTCATGACCCATACCAAACCCAACACCTGATGAAAAGGCGTGACCAAACTTAAAGCGAATTTGAATTTCTTCTTCATTTCTCATATAAAATACCTCCTTATAAATATATAATAAAACCTATAATATAATATATACTTCTAAAGATTATTAGAAACAGTCAAAAAAAGAAACATGTACCCATAGAGGAATACATGTTTTTTTTTTATTATTATTCTTCTGTATCTACAACTTCTTTAGGAGTAGCAAGATACATTACATCACTTACTTTTTCATTATTATACATATTACCATTTTTAGTATGATCTTTTCCATAAATGATATTCGGATTATACAATGGATTCTTAATTTGTTTAGCCGCTTCTTTATAAACGCCTACATCTTCAAATGCTTTCATAATTTCCTCATGATTCCTATTATCAGGATGTGCAAGTGTTTGAACAATACTTACATTTTCTAATTGATCTCCAATCATTCTAGGTGCTAATGTTAATGTTTTAGCTTCCATTTCTTCAATCTCCTTATAAAGAATTTCAGTGATATAAGAATCGTTTTGTTCATTAACAACTACTGCTTGATGTGGTTCTAAATGATAACCCTTTTCGATAAGGAAGTCAATTTTATCACCTTCATAATCATCTAGAGCATCCCATTCTTTTAATACGTTATGAATTTCTTCATTGGTATGTCCATGAATAATATAAATAGCAGAAGCATCATCAATAATATTTTCATGGTCAGTAAATAGTGTTACAATAGCAAATGTATTCATTTAATTATCCTCTTTTCTTAGGGTTAATATTGATAGTATAAGTTCCTTTTAAATCACCAAAGAACTGCTCAATAGTCTTATAAACATCATAAGATTCAGGATTACTTACAGTTTCAGGTCTTAGATGAACAATATGTTGCTCCTCATCTTTACTTACGAATTCATATACATACTCATTTAGATAATGTATATTAGCAAATCCTTTAAATTGATAAGATCTTCCTTCTTTAGTACTGAAGTCAAACTCTTTTAATTGCTCACTATTTAAGATAATGATTTCACTCTTTTTCTCACTAAACATTGTATCTCCATTTGAACGTAAAATCATAGGCATGTAAACTGGTAAAGCAATTGTATTAGCTAATCTATCAAAATCAACAACATTATAACCTTCTAATTTACCGATTACATCATGGAATTTTTCAGTATACCCACTGCGATGTAGAATCCAGAATGATGCTATTTTTCCAATAAGTGTCTTATCCATATAAAATAACTCCCGTCATATAAATTATAAAATATACTATAGATATGGTTCAAATAAATACCTTTAAATTTAGTCCTCTAGATAAAGTCGAGCACTTTCAGTTTCATTTGCAAAATAAATATCTACAATTCGTTCTAATTCATCAATTGTTTTACAATTATTTCTCTCAGCAATATCTTTTAATAAGTCTGGAATTTCATCTTCCATTTTATGATATACAATAGAGATTACACCATGTTCTTCAGTTATTTTCTTATTGTATTCTTCAATCTTAAATTCATTACTTTCACCCATGATTCTTTCAATAACTACTCTTGACATATTAAATTCTCCTATCGATACTCACCAGTTAAGTATTTTGAAACATCTTCATCAAGAACATAGTTATCAACATCATCTATTTCACTATACATGATAATATCAACCCATCCTCTTAATTCTTCTACTGTACTACATTCATTACGTTTAGCAATTTGTAATAATATTTCTTTAACTTCAGTTTCATCATCTTCTCCTTCAGTATAATGTACAATTACTAAAGGTTTATTTTTAACAACCTCGTTAAATTTCTCTGGTATAGTAGTTTCCTCTTTTACTAAATATTCTAAAATCATCATAATTAATCCCTCCAAGTTTTATATTATTAAAGGTATATCACTCGAATTAACAAGTGATATACCAATTTTTTAATTAATTTTAATAAAGCTTAAATCAATTTTGTATCCTAAGAAGTTACACCACTTCTCACAACGCTTCCAACTTAAAACACCTTTCTGAAGACTATAAATCATATTATAACCTTCAGATCTCCCTAAAGTATCATATAGTTGACTCTTATAAACCTTACTTGAATTAATTAATTGCTTAATAGAAGCCACTAATTCATCATCGGAATCTAAGATTTCAAAGTTCAATACAAAATCATCTATTTGTCTTTTACCCTTTTTAGTACTATCGTTTTCTTCTTCATCAACTGTTGTTGTATCAATTTTAAGATTCTTTAATTTCTCAAACAAGTCATCCTTCTTAACCATATGTCAATCCTCCGTAATACCAAATACTTTTATCTTAGAAACTGATGTCTTCACCTTCGCCTGGATCTACAGGTGGTAATTCTACTTCTTCAGCACCTTTAAGAATGTTACCTAATGCTAATGGACTATTTCCAGAACCTTGTTCAGCATTTACTTCTTCACTCAATTCTTCAACATTAGTTTTAACTGGTTTTCTGTTGATAGAACGCTTTGCTGGTTTCTCTTGTTGAGTTTCTTCAGCAGTTTCAGTAGTAGGGTTCACAGAACGTTTTGGAATAGACGGACGTCTCATACCTGGCTTAGATGGACCAGAACCTTCACTGTTTTTGTTATTGAAAATAGAATTTACTTTTCTAGGAGTAGATGGTTGAGAACCAGTTCCACCACCAGTAGAAGCAGGTGCAACTCCTCCACGACCTAAGTCAAATAACATTGCTTGTGTTAATAACATATTTGAATTACTATAAAGATCAAAGTTTTCTAGAATAGTGTACATTGTATAAAGATTTAATAAATCGATTTCAACCCATTTATCATCATCATTAACAAATAAGATACAACCATCTACGAATGAACTATTATTGTTGTGTTCACGTTGAATTTTATGTGGAATAATTGCTAATGTTTTTCCACCTGCAAATGGTTGAGAACGTACAACTAAGTCAGCGTATTCTGGTGCTACACCGTTATTAGTGTATAAGTTTTGAATATTCAATTGATTCAATGCTTCAGCTAAGAAGTCACGAAGATCTTGAATATGTGGGTATGAAATAAATACCTCTTCGTTAATATTTTTATTTTCAATAAATGCGTTATAAGCGAATACAATGTAATCACTTGTATTAATTTGTAATTGCTCTAATTTACTATGTGTTGAATATTTTTGTGAGTTATATTCACGATTATAGAAAGGACTTAATTTAACATTGTCTCGTCCTTTTCTACCTAATAGTACAACATTTCGAACACTAAAAGTGTTTCCTGCAGTAGTGATAGTACGATCAATTCTTTCATGGTTAGCTAATAACATAAATAAAATCCTCCTTGAATTACAAATAATTTTCTTGTTTTTTTATTTTTTAAATTTTAAAACCTATTAGTCTTCTAAGACTAATTCTTTGAGACAATCGCTTAATAGATCATTGAAAAGTTGATGATTTTCAGTCTTAGACATATAAGGAATAATATATTCTAATGCAAAGTCAAGATATTTAGTTGCAAGATAAATCTCTTCAGCAAAGAAGTCTGGATCAACTAAGTAACTGCTTTCAACTAATTTAAGATTAATTATTTCATTAGTCTTTCCTTCAGTATCATCGAAAGCTATTACAATTTCATCTAGGAACGTAGAAATTCTAGTCTCATTATCTATAACTTTAATAGTGTTATTAAAGAGTTGTTTATTATCATCTGATAATAATGGATTCCCTTTAATTTCATCTACAAAGAGATCATTTTTAGTACGTCTTGCAATAATACCAAAACGTTTATCCTCACAATTATATTTAGCATCTAAAGTTAACATAATCATTTCAATATTAGAACTGATAAATGTTCTAAGATTATTTTCATTCTTAAAGAAATCTTTAATCAAACTAAATTCTAAAGATATCATTGATGAAAATGCTTTATCATGTTTTTTAATAAGTGATGAATTAAACTTATAAGAATTAGTGTAAAGTCGGTTCATTGTTGTCTCCTTCTTGTAATTCCCCATTTATTTTGTATTGAATTGTATGACCTAAAGATCGTAAGAATATCATAAGACCCTCAATAGGTACAGCTCCATCACCAGTTTCCATACACTTTGTGACATAATAATTAATATCATAACTAGCTCTTTTTACATCTTCTGCATTATTACCGTCTAGATTTTCAAATAATACTTCAACCGTATCATTTATAAATTTTACTTCTACAACTACAAATCTGCTTTCTTGTTCCATAAAATAAAACCTCCAAAATAAATTATATTATAAGTATTACACGTTAATAATATATATTTGTATTTTATTTAGACGTTTCAACTGCTTTGAAAGAGTAAATTTCTTCAATGATTCTTAGCTGTTGTACTTTAACTAAAGCATTCGTATTACTCTCGACACCATTACCAATAATTGTATCAAGTCCGATAAATGGATCAATCCCTGTTAATACAAATAAAGTTGTTAATTCAATTGAAGCAGGTTTAATGAAATCAGGTATCATTGGAATACCTCTATCATCATTAAAAGCATGTGTAAGGAATACGAACCAATCCATGTTATTTTCTAATACAAATTGCAATTTAATTTTACCACCATCAGAAATCTTATAAAGGAAAGATAATAATTCAACTTGAATATT